GTACTACCGAACGCTTCAGTAACCGAACCACTAACTGACTGCACTGTAAAGTAGTTATTCGAACCGGTCATTCCAGAAAGAGTAAAGGCAACTTTGCACTTGTTCCCTATATCATTGTTAATAACCTTGAACCAGCGTGTCACGTAGGGGAAAACCACCTCATATCCGCCAGGTCGGTGGCCATGTAGTGCGACAATACTGCCGCTGGCAAACGGCCGGCCACTTACTTGATAGGCGCCGACTGAATTTAATCCTTGTCCTGTCTCCCAACTTCCCATTACAAAAACTCCTTAAAAATTTGATTTACAATATAAATAGTCACTTATTTTTTCTATCGCGCCTTTGTTGTGCTCTAATACGTTTTTGTTCTTCACGATATTTAGCGCGTTGTGCTCTCTCTCTCTTCTCTCTTTTCTTTATTGAAGGTTTTTTATAGTGAGAGCGCTCTCTAACTTCTTCTACGATTCTTTCTTTTTTGGTTTTCTTTATAAACCTTCTGATCATTCTTTCAGCCGATTCTCTTGAGTGATTCGGCTTGATAATTACATTTGCTTTCTTCTTCATGTTGTTCCTATTTTATTGCCTGCCAAATCTGTGACGATGCGCCAAGAATTGAACTGATGTCTACTCCGGGATCCCTGGGGTCCCCAAGATCAACACTGCCAGCCTTTGATTCGCCGGCCGCGGCCGAGCTAAGCGGCTCTGTTCCTTCGAATAGATCGACGCCGTTGTATGCATCGCGGTTAACCGCATCCATCATCTTGCGTCGGTGTTCCTGTATCGCAATATTGCTCTTTTTAGTTTTCTTTTGACGTCTAGCGGGGGGAGTTTCAGCTTCTACAATTGTCTGTGGACCTACTCCCTTGACAACCTCGGATACAATATTAGACAAAAGGCCCTCTTCTAGAAGAACCTCATGAATACACTCTTTAACCAACGGTTTGATTACCTTCTTTAGGTCACTCTTGTTCATCTAAGACCTCATTCAATAAACGATTGATGCGATCGGCCTTTGTAAAAACCTGCGACACATCTAAGTCTTTTGCCTCTCTCATCATAAACGCGCCGGGCGTCGAAGGCTCCGAGACCATGTCAAAACATATTAACTGGAAATCATCTTCAACCATGGTTTGTCCAGACTGCTCGCTTACTGAGCCCATACCCCTGGAGGAGACTCCTACCGTAACCCCTCCGTTAACCAGTTCTTTGAGAATCTTGCCCGATGGGGTCTCAAGGATTTTCATTTTTCCCATAACCTTTTGGCCATCCATCCAGATCTCAGTGATCATGTGGGAGGCGTTCTTAAGGTTAATAACTGAATCATCTGGATGATCGAGTTCTCCAAGGGCGCGGTTTTCTTGTACAAGTTTTTGGTAGTTCTTAACTTCTCTGACCATTGTTTTGTGTGGATACACTCGACCATTACCATTCTGGGTTTCAGTCATTTGCATGATGCCAGATAAAATCATACCGCCATCTGCGACGTAACGCTTCTCTTCCTCGGTCAAAAGGTCCTGGCAAACGCCGCCTTCGCACAGTGCGTAATACTCTCTTAATAGCTTCTTACCCATAGTTAACTTCCCTTACAACAGTGTCTGACTGGTTGTAGCATCCACTTTGCTGTCCAAATGTTTGTGTTCATGTTTTATCCCCTCGTCTCCGAATACCATGTTTAATATATAAGATGTTCCAGATGAAACACCTCCCAATAAAAGGAGGTTAACAATAGAAACGTCAAAACTAAATAGTTCTGTAAATGGAGAAAGTAGCATTAAAAACCATCCTACATGAAACCCCATGCACATTGGACATTTAAAAAGTTCTCCAGCTTTTCCTTTCTGCGGCCTTATTCTGTTGAATAGTTTACCATACACAATGATTTGTGTTAAACCATATGCGCACAATATAAATGTTAGTAGTTCCATTTCTTCTCCGTTACGGCTCCTTCGGTTCCGGCGCCTATGACACCGAGGACTGACTCAAAGTCAGTCTTGCCGGTAGCTTTTAAAATTGTTGACAGCATGCCACCGTCATCAGGATCCATGCCGCCGGCACTCGTTAGCTTGAAGGCGATAAGACCCAAAGCCAACAGCGGTGGTGCCACCTTCATTATTTTTCGGGCGGCTTCAGTGTTCAATAAATTCTGGGCGCCAAGGTACCCCTGAGCCGAGAGCTTGAGAAAGTCGTCGGATAGCCCCTCCTCCACATCGGTAGGAGCGTCATCAGCCTCTTGTGCAAGTTCCTTGAGTGCATCAACCACCTGCAGCACTTCGGGATCGGCCGCTAGCGCATTTAAAACGGCTTGCAGCCTCTTTCTATCCTTAATACGCGCAACATCGTCTGCTAGCTCTTCTACCGCTGCAGGATCATCTTTAAGTTGTGTCAGAGTATCCTCTTCGAAAATGAGATAGCTGTCCCATCTTTCTAATATCAATTTCATGTCAGGCATCTTTGATCCTTAAACTGTGTACATGTAGCCAATCGAATAGGCACTTCTTACATGACCAGGGCGAATAGAGCCCTTCTCTACTTCCTGCGGAACTTCTCCAAGCTCAGTTGAATCTGCCTTATCTGGGTGCACCAACTCATCGTCGGCCATCGAGATGATTGCTTCCGTCTGTTCAAAGTATGGACGCTCTTCATCAATAAAGTTTGAGATGTTGATTAAAGCCATCTTAGCAGAACTGGCTTCTTCTAATGTCGATTGCTCTAGGGTACCCTCAATAGAACCGTAAAAAGCTCCAGCCTGGATACTCTCAGCAACAATGATGCCTTTTTTACGGAGATGTGCAAACAACCTATTCTGGGCGCCGTACACTAAATCAGTCATGGTATCCTTCGGAAAAACAACTACTTTATTTTTTGCTGGGGATAGCACAATGTCGATGTCGCCATGATCAAAGATCATAAGATCGCCGCTCATGGACTTACGAAGATCAAGCTCTAATCTTACTTTTTTTGCATTAGCTTCTTTGCCAATTTTAATTATTATTGCCATTGCCCAATTCCTTTGCTAGTTCTTGTGTCTTTAAAACAGTGAGCAATATGTTATCATTAATCTCTGTTTTAGCATATGTGTCAAGCTTCTCAACGATGAGGTCGGCCTTAGACTTCATGCCTTCATCTGTACCGAAGTCATCTCCCTTAGAGGCCTCGACTAGTACGGCTCTCAATCGGGCAATCTCTTCATTCAAGTAAGTCTTCAGTTCTACTGCGTTATCTGCAAACGAAGTGATGTAATGGGAAAGCAATTGTTTTTGTTCCTCAGAGAGAGCATTCGAGTATTTTTCATTAAACTTTTCCGTGAAGGCACTAAGGACCAGATTGTCCATGAATGTTTGCGGTGGCGCTGCATCTGTGGCCTTGCTCATATTCTCTACGATTGAGTTCTCCAGCATCACCCTGCTCTTTGGCGCTAGCTTTGTAGAGAAAATCTGATCAATCGTGGCTAGCGTTTTGTAATTTGGCACAAAGTTGTTGAATACTGTAGGCTCTAGTTCTTTGTTGATGTCATTGATGAGTTCTGTTTGCTGCTTAAAGAGTCCGTGTGGATCTATCAACCTTGAGGCTTGTTTTGCTTCTTCCAGAATCCTCTCGCTGAACTTTAGTGAAATATCTTGATTTTCATACAAGGCCTTATAGCACTCCAGGTGTCTGCTCAACTCGGTTCCCGACTTGAAGTGTGTTCTTACGATTTTAATTACTGCATCCTTTCTCTGCTCGTCTCCCTTTAAGATAGCAGCGGTTGCTTCTCTCATTAAGGTTTCGAAAACAAAGGCTGTGTTTCTCTTTTTGTTGTGTTTAATCTTCATTTTTTTGCTCCGTTAATGATTTATCTTTTTTGTCTAGAATTTCAACAAGTTGGCGAACCGACTGGTTTATTTCAAGAATTTGTTTTTCTTGGTTCCGGTCTTTCAAAGAATAAGTAGGTTCCTGTTCTTCATAAAAGCCTGTTCCCTGGGATGTTTCTACAACACCTCTACCTAGGGCACTCAGGGCATCGCGGCCCGGTAACGTGGTTCGTGGGGTAATCTCGGCGCCGCCCATACTCTTTAAATTGCGAGTACGTGCGCCTTGCGGTCGAGAGTCTGTCTTGGTGGGGGTGTATACTTTGCCCTTTGCTCCTGGCGTTATCCTAGGTTTCATTTTTTCGCCCGGGGTCAACCTTTTTGAGGGTCGGCTGCCTGGCGGAACGGCCAGAAGCGGAGAGTCGTCGGTCGCGGGAGCATCGTCGGGAGCGGCCGCATCTAAGCCGCCAACATCTGCTGCAGGTATTTCTTCTGCTCCTAGGTCTAACTCAGGCGAGTCGGCGCCGTCGAGGCCGCCGCTCAAGTCTCCACCCAGGCCGCCGCCCTCGGCGCCGGCTGCAGCAGCTTCTGCCACTTGTTGGAGCGCTGCGTCGTGTTTTCTATCATAGTACATCTCTCGTTGGTTACGAGTAAACTCTTCGTGAGACAGGCCGAAAATATTGTCAGCAACCCATCGGCGCGAGAAGTATCCCTCGGTAGCTGAGGCTGCAATATCAAACTTAGACTTCCAGTGCTCAATTTCCTGAAGTTCTGCGATCTTTGAAGGATTATTAAGGGACAACTTAAACGCTAATAAGTCGTCTCCGCGGAAACCCAAAGTATAAAGATGGATAATGCCAATCTTTTCTAGCTCTGATATTACAACCCTTTGCAGCCTTTGGATAGTTCTTGAAAAGCGGATATCCTTTTGTGCTAACGTGGTCTTATCTTCGGTGGCGCCTTCTCCCATTGTAAGATAGGATTGGGGCACCTTAAGGGCAGAAAATAACTTATCTCGAAGATATTTAACGTCGTCGATAGCCGTAATGTTAGAGGCACCAGCCAGTGTTTGAATATCTGTTGCTGAGCCAGCGCGTGTAGGGATAAAGTAATCTTCCTCGATTGACATTGGGTTATACCTTAAATCAACTCGACCCGTACTGGCATCAACTACTGAATTTCTTTTTAACTGAGTAACGATCTTCTGCATGTATTGCTCTACATCTTGTGGAGGCACAGCACCAACATCAATTTTGAACACACGACGTTCTGAGGAGCGTACGACGCGATAAGCCATCATGGCATCCTCCATCAACGTTAGCTGGCGCCAGATGCGTCGGGCGGGCTCTAAAATAGATGTTCCGTATGGGGCATACTTATCGTTGCCAAGCACGCGAAAGTGTGCAATCTGCCAGTTCTCGAAAGTGACTCCCGCAGAGTTCCATTGATATTGAAGATAGTTAGGGTTGGTAGTGTCCTGGCCCTCAAGTCTTTCGATTTCTGGTGACGGTAGCGCGATAACAGATTGAACACCGTATTTGTCGTCGATGTCTAGGTACAGGAAAAAGTCTCCGTACTTGCACATTGTACGTGACCAACCAAAAAGGTTGTATTGGACGTTCAAAATGTTCTCATAAAGAATTCCCAACACTGCTTTTATCTCTTCGTTGGCGCATTTGATGTTTAACATTGGGCGCAGGTCAGAATAAGTGGTCATCTCATCAGCATAAATATCAAGAGACGATGCAATCTCTGGCATGTACTCCATCTGGTCGAAGTCAATATAGCGCTCGGCGCGTTGTTGATTCTGAATAGCATTCGTTGAAATTTGATCTAACGGATTGTATAGAGATTTCTTAAACTGTTGGCCAGAGGCTGATTTAAATCTGCTAGAGAACTTATCCAGGTGCTGGCGCCGAATGCGGCGGCCGGACTGTGATCTATAATTAATTATAGGGCCCGAAAACAATCTAGTTAAAGATTTGAATAAGTCCGATTGTTGATTCTTGGGGTTGTGTGTAGGTTTGCTAGCCATTTATTTTCTCACTTTATAATCCATTGGTATTGTTTATATATTTTATCTGCTTCATTCATTTTATCAAAGATATTGTCTTTTTTGTATCCTTGTTGTCCATTTATTTGTGTGTTCATTGTAGTTTTGCTGGTTACTATGGCATTTACAAATGCTTTTTGATAGTTTAAATCTCTTGCACTTGATTGAATTGCCGTATCTCTAACCCAACAAGCGATTGCCAATGCCATGATCAGGTCATCATGGTATCCTTTCATTGCCTGGGGTCTACCATTCCTCCAAATAAACGTTTTCATTTCATTAATTGTGCGAGATGAATATATGGTAATTAGTTTATTTCTGATAAACTCTTCTAATTTCGCAATGATAAGTGGTCTTGTTTTCATCGAAGTGGTAAATCCGGGCACAGCGGAGTTAGTTACTTCGGCTTGGTGCTGTTCAATATATTCGTGTGTCGACTTAATTGAATGATATACATTTGGATATTCATATTCCATAAGTTTAGTTAACACAGAGTATCCAATATTATTGTTTTCTACTACCAACATGGCACTCCCAAACTCTCGGCCGATTTGGTTTAGCATCCCAGCATACATATCTAAAGAAGGTTTTCCTTGATATTCTCCAACTACCTCAAGAGTCTCTAGCTTGATAATTTGGAAGGTGGAATAGTCAGCGCCGTCGCCGCGGGCGACATCGGCGACCATTAGATAGTTGCACGTGGGATCAAAGTCTTCCCATATCCAAAAGTTTCTATCAAAGCCAGTCCTGTGTTTGGGCTCCCTCATTGTAGCGTGTAAATATTCCATGCATTCCGGATCAATAACAGTCTCGCCAGAGGTATTGAAGTTACATTCTAGCTCTTGAGCGATTTGTCGCTTGGACATATTTTTAGTTTCTTTCTTATACCACTCTGCATCTCTATCGGGGTGCACATCCCATGGCAAAGTTGTCAGGTTGAAGTTATTTGCGTCAGCGTCAGCGTCAGTACAGGTTTTATGAAACCAATTACCAACACCGTTCGGAGTAGACAGCGCGATGCATCGACCACCGGTTGATAGTGTGGGATACAAGCCAGTCCACAGTTCTTCTAGTCCCTCAATATGGGCTGCCTCATCGAGAACTAAGAGAGACAGTGCTTCAGAGCGGCCGGCGTCCCCAGAGGTAGAAGCTGCTTTAATCGACGAACCATTCGACAACTCGAAAGAAGTTCGGTTATCTACTGTAATGGTGGCAATCTTTAACCAGTCGGGGATATTCCGCATGATGTTCTTGACTTTCTTAACCAAGTTACCAGCAGTGGCAAACTTAGTTGCCATGACAAGGATTGCTTTGTCACGGTGAAAGAGCATCAGCCAAACAATGTAGCCGGCTGTAATCGTAGAGATTCCTAGCTGGCGCGCTTTTAGAATAACGTTAAAGCGGTAGTCATTAAAGTCTTTTAAAAGTGTATCTTGAAAATCGTATGTGTCAAAAAGAATTAACCCGTGCATCGGGTGAGATATACGGGCGTAGGTTTTAAGGAAATAAACCGGGTCTTTACCGCACCGCAGCATTTCTTTAACTTGTTGTTTCTTGTCTAACTTGAAACTCATACATCTTTCATAGCCGCCAATACTTCTTCACGATTAGCGAGATCTCCCTCGCCATCTAGTATTAAAACTTCTTCAATCCCATCTTTCCAAGCTTGGTCTACTATCTGCGCATCAGACATCTTGTTAAAGCCGTGAGGATCTAGTGCGTCATACATTTCGTCTTCGTCGCCCATATCGTGGTAATGACCTTCTTCTAATACTTTTCGAATAAGTTGCTTAATTTCTCTAAACCCAACGGTTGGGCGCCCTTCGGATCCGGGTGAATAAATAGACTCCGGCTCTTCTTCCGCAGGGCCCATCTCTATCCCCGGAATCTTCTCAAAAACTGCCTGAAATAAATCAGCCACCTCTTCTGGGGGCAAGCCTTGGATTAAATCCATAAGCTGATCTTCCAAGGGCGGCCCAGCGCGATCTTGGAAGCCGCTGTAATCACTCTCTGGTGCGTCGTCTGTTGGAATATCGTCTGGTGCGTCGGGCTGTGGAAAAGGCATCGTCTCGGCAGATCTATCGACGTGGGGATCATTAGCCGGAGCTTGTTTTCCGCGCTTGTAGCTGCCCGGGCCGTAATCTCGGTCTAGCCAGTCCGGCCTTGGGCCCTTCTTTTGGATCCAAGCCAGGAACTCTTCATATCTTTCTTGACTCATAGCCTCAAGCTGCATGCCCTCTTCTTTCATATATTCTTCAAGCACGATACGTTGAAGATTATTTTTAGAGATATTCATTTTTTAGGCGCTTCCTTGTCTTTCTTTCTGTCGTCATTGTCTGGGCGTTTTCCACCATCGCCATTCCATCCACCTTGGGACATGAAGTCTTGCCAGTATTCGGTCGGTGGCTTGTTGTCGCTGTTGTCGTCGTTCATCTCTTCAGACAAACCTCCGACCTTGAAGTGCTTTTTAGCGACAACCCAAGAACGGATTCTAGAAGTGCTCTCTACTCGCATATCGGTTTCGCCTTCGACCGTTAGAGTCACTGAATCTCCAGTAATTTTTTTGTATTCTTTCTTAAGGAAAGATGTGATATCAGATAACTTTTGCTCGATCTCGCTTTCGAATCCATTTGCGTGTACTTCTTTTAGCCTAACTTCCGACATGTAAGAAAGACACATCATGTTGCCATAAAATTTAACGTTAAATCCATCCAAGACTCTCTTGTCAAGGATCGGATCACCGTCTTCACGAGCGAGGCCGGCAGTGATTGGATCCCCACTTTCGTCAAGCGCTCCGTCGTATGCGTTTGCTGCGGCCTGCGACAGACCTTGTACTATTTCGTAAACTGTTGCCATTATTGTGGTGCTCCTTGTGCTGGTTTTTGTTTAATTGTTTTGTGTAATATTGCAATTACTCGGTTGAGAAGCGCACGGTGCGTCATTAGATCGACGCCTTCGGCTGCAGCCAAATCCGATATAAAAGTTTCGAACTGATCCACAATATTTCTTTCTTGTGAAGTATATTCTTTGTCTTGCTTGGTGCTTTTAATCCGGGCGCGGGCACCAGCTTGTCTTTGGGCAGTGGACATTGTACCTGTCTTAAGGCCGGTGTCGTCGTCTTCTGCTTCTTGGATAGACTCTCTTATGATGTCTTTAAGTATTTCTTTGTTTAACTTCATCTGGTCTCCATCCTTCTATCCACCTCTCTTCTCTCCCAAAAACATAAGTATCATAGCAAAGGCTACAGCATTTAAATTTAATGAGGCAGACGTCGTCCCTAGATTTCTTTGGAAAAGTTCCGCAGACAGGACAGCACTTTAGAGATTCTCTATTAAGTAGTTTTTTTGTAACCTTTATACCATTTATATCGATTTTCTCTTGCTGCTCTTCGTTTCTCTTTACCTTGTCATAGAACTCTTTCATTTGCTGGAGGTATACTTTTTCCCTATCTTCGTTCCAATTGGCGTTTGGGTTTTGGATTGCGTCGGTGCCATACTTTTCGCCAATGGCTTTTTCAATTGCGGCAATTTGATTGGGGTCTTTATCTTTCATTAATCACTTTATATGCGCCGTATGAAGCCGCAGTACCAATGAGGATCCCACCAGCAAAATACAGCCATTTGTGTCGCGGAGAAGTTTTTTTTAGCGACGTCGACAGGGCTTTAATTTCCATGTCTTTCTGTATTATAAACAAATCGTACTCATCTGTTAAGGCTTTATGCTCGATTCTCAGATCCTTTAATTTGAATTCGTATTCTTCTTTTTGAATTTTTAGTTGGTAGTCGGTTTTTATATCGCACGAATATTTGTATATATCAAAGTCTGCTAGCATTTTTGCCATGGCTTTCTCGTCGAAGATAACGCCAGCAAATGGAGCCGGTTGCCTATATTCTAATATCGAAAACTTAGCAGGCTCGGCTGCATTAGCTGATAAACTAAACGTTAGAAGAAGTTTAAGGAGCATATTGAATACCAAACCTTTTTTCTATATCTTTAACTAGTTGCTCTCTGTCTTGATTGAACTTGTTTCTATACTGGCCTTTCTTGTCTTCTCTCAACTGCTCTATCATATCAAGAGCATTTTCATAATCCTCTTCAATCGCGGCAATAGATTCCATGTGCTCTTCCATGAGTTTCTGTTTCGCACGGATCTCTTGCTTGTGAATTTCTTTTAATCCCTCAATCTGTGCCTTGTGCGAGTCCACTTGCGTCTCATATGCCTTTTGCATTAGTGCATAGTCGCGCTGGTTCTTCATCGCTATAACAGCAAAAAGCAATACGATCAGTATTGCCTTCCAATTCTTGAGTGCAAATTCTAGTATCTGTTTCTTAATCATTGTACCCCTTCAGTCTCGCAATGCCATCAATAATTGTTTGACCACCAATATAGATGGCCGATATGATTACCCAGTCATCACTGGTTACATGTCCCGTGAACGTGAGGGCTGTTGCGGTTACCCAAACCATTAGCTTTCTTGAAGTTAGCTTGGCCAACCAGCCATCTATGAAGGCTTGTGCTTTTGCCATCATCGGGTCCTCGCCGATATCATTCTAAAACTTTCCTTGCAGCTTTGCACGAAGAAAAGGGTTAGCATCTACAAAATCATTTATAGATGCTTTAATCTCTTCTTGGTTTCTAGAGCCGGTGTACCATTCTTCAAAAAGAACTATTGCGTTAGTACTCTCAAGCCAGTGCTGTTTGACTCCCACGTCGCGACATATCTCGGCAAACAAATCTCCGCAGGGTTCTTTCTCGACTTCGACTGGCGTTGGTGCACAGCAGTCGGTATCGAGTGGTTTAGAAAACCAAGATTTAAATGAATTCCATAAGCTCATTTATTTAATCCTTTTTACTCATTTTAAGTTCTTTGTATGCCATCATTAGTGCAGGAAGCACGACTGCCGGCGCCAGATTCATTGCGACTTGTTTAAAAGCCTCTACAGCTATCTGGATATTTTCGGGAGTAACGTTTTCGAGGCCTTCGTCCATAGTGGCATCAAGCTCTTCTTTAATAATCTGTTTAAGTTGTTGTTTGGTGATTTTCATTTTACTAATATCCCAATGATGTAACTCTATCGTCATTCTGAAATGCGGGATCTTCTAGTACGGCTGCAGCTTCTTGATTCACGCCGCCCTGATCTGAAGCTGCAAGAATTAAACGATACAAATCCGTTGCGGTATCGAGGCCGGCAGCTTGCAGGGCGCCGATCTGTGCCGTAGTGAGCATCGCGGCGTTGCGATCCCCATTATGGTGATCTTCGACCCAGCCCTCTGTTATATCTCTAAGTGTCGTCTCGTTTAAAAAATACCGAGGGTCAATTCTTTTTGTGTTTTTACGTATAGCCATTATATTATTCCTTTTATGTTGCTAATCCATTCATACTTAGTATTCTGCTCTCTTTCGTAGATATTGATAGAGATCTTCTTCGTCGCGGATTTTTGTTCCGTCGTCGTTGGTAACCTTCTCGTATTCGCCATCAAACTGAATGTAAAGATAATCATTGGCGTCGAAGGCCATTTCTCCGATACTTAATTCTGGATGTTTTTCTTTAAACGCTTCCAACGTCGTTGCAAAAAAATCTTCATGGGGGCCCATCGGTGCTGGTTGTGTATCTATCCCGTAGTCTTCTTCGTTTAAGTGCTTTCGCCAATTTTCAAATAGTTGTTTCATGTTGCTAATCCATCCATACTTCTTATATCAAGCCTTCGTCGCGCAATGTGTCTAAATCTCCCTGATCTAGTTGAGCGGTTATGGCAAAGGTTTGTCCGTTAGGCAAAACTAAATCAAGGGTCAAATTGCCGCTCATATTAATAACGACATCACCTTGGGCGCTTGCAACAAGTGAACCGCGGTGACGAGCCTTCCCAGACATGCCAAGTTCACTCAATTCTTTTTTAATAATCTCTTTAAGTTGTGATTTGCTGATTTTCATTTGTAATCTCCTATGTCGCTAATCCATTCATACTTAGTATCGCAATCAATCCGGGCACATTCTTTCTGACATAAACGCCAGAGAAAAGTGTCTCGCATCGACCGCCGACATAAGCGATTGCCGACTCAATATTCTTGCTGACTTTAGGGTCAGCCACCATCTCCTCCGAGACGACTAAAACCAATGAACCTGCCGCGGCCTTTCCCTTCGGTGGGGGGCACGCTGACCTGTTCATGCAGTTATGGAGAATCACCGATCCAAGCTTTGCAGTATTTGGGTCCTTTATCATAGTCGAACCTAAGAAGGCACGACCGTCATTGCCCAGACATGTTTCCAAATCCTTGCTATCGAAAGATTGGATCGGTGAATCCTCGGTGGAGAGTTTTAACACTTGGGCAAGTGACTTAGCAAAAGTTGTGTTGGCGACAGGGTACATGCCAAGCATGCCGATTCTGCCGCGCAGTAAGCGTGTGGCTCGTTCATTGTCGAGAATGATATGCGGGTGCTTGGCAACATCATTTGCCAGCGTCAACGCATTACGAGCGATTGTGGGATTAAGGTTTTCTTGTGCTGTTGGCCATGATACTACGTAAACGACTTTGCCAGTCGACTGCACAGAGCGCATGTAACGCTCAAAGACAGGGTGCAGAGCGGTAACACTACTACCGGTACCGCCGCCACCGCCAGCAAGGACGAATAACCAATCAACTTTACCGAGTTTGATACGCAGGGCATCTTCAACAATCGCACCATTTTGACTTAAAACCTCTTTTCCATATTCTACGTTTTTTCCAATCCCGTCTGAATCGGG